CTTTAGCTGCACCTTTGGTATCAACAATCTTTTGTATTTCTGGCATTAAATTCTTTTCTACTATTGTTTGTTCTACAACTACTACTTTAGGGTCTTTGTCATAACCCATTATTTCCGCTTGTTGTTTATATCTTGACTTAGCAGGTTGATTTTTTGTGACTTCTGCTATAGCTTTTTTCAAGTCTTTGAAGTCATTAATAGTTGTTGTATTTTTCATAATATTAGTTACTGTTTAGTGCAATACCGACTGCTTCTACTGTAGCATGACCGATTAGTGTGTCTGAAGGATCTTTTTGTATAATTACTTCTTGTTGACCTTCGATGGTAAATGTACCTATCGTAGTTGTACCGACATTTTTTAATGTTACAAGTTGTTCTGCTCCAACTGCACCGGTATTAAGTAATCTTACATATCGACTAAGACCGATATTTGAAACAGTTGAAGCGTGTAAATTAGCTTCGGTTGTTATTGGTTTCCATGGGGTTGACATTTTAATATTTCTCCGTTGTTATAATCTATTTATATCTTTTAATTTCTTGAAGTTTCTAATTGAGCTAGTGTATCTTTAAATGTTGTGGTTTCTGTTTCTATAAGATCATTCTTTATTTTTAAAATTTCTGTGTCTGATTCATACATGATTCTCCATTCAATTATTAATGAATCATAATCTGAATCTGGAGTTCTTGGTAATGTTGGTAGTGTATTCGTTTGTTTATTGGTTGGTATTAATATTTGTTGTGTTTTTGACCCTATTAAGTCACCTGCATCCCAATCAGGTACTTCTACATCTTCTGTAGTGTCACCATCAGATGTAATTTGTACTTGAATTGTTTTCAAAGGTACATGCTGTTTATAGGCGTTAACAGTAATATTCATTGCATAACAAACACCATCTGCGTTTCTTAAAATTTCTTCTGTACAATTAAATATCATATTACTACCTTAACAACATCCAGGTATACCTGTTGTGTATATACCTCTTAACCCAGCTGTCATAGTAAATTGGATATTATTATGATGATCAGGGTGATTAATAAAAAAATTATGTAAAAAGTGTTGTCTAACTGCAGTGCCACTAGTTGCACACTCAACTAGACCTGAAGTCTTATATCTAAATCCTACTTTAGTGTTTGTTGAAGTCATTGCTGAACTACTACTTCCTGATGAAGTTACAGCAGTTTGACCTAACATACCTCCAGTAGTGTTAGTAATGAATGCGGATTGACCACATGATACTACAACATTTGTGTTTGCTGCAGCTCCGGCTAATCTACAGATTTCGGTATCACTTGTGATAGCTGTACCTTCTATTGAATGATCACCAGTACTATGTTCTCCTTCACCTGCAAACCAAACTAAATCATTACCAACTCTTTTGCAATACAGTTCTACTGTCATGAGAACTGGTACAACACAACCACCACTTCTATCTGATCTAACATCAACTGATGCAGTTGCAGCTCCAACTCCAGACATATTCGATATTCCTGAAAAAGAATATATTTGATTTCGTCGCCCATAACCAACAGCTTCACTCATTTCTACATTAGTAGATGAATTCATGTTTAATGTATCAGTTGTTGTACTATCTGTACTATCTTGAGTTATCGAAGAGTTGTTAGAAAGTGCAAATGTCTCTCTGTTATTGGTGTTATCAAGTATTATTTGTTTTCTAAGTAAATCACCTAGACTAATATTATTATCATTAGTAATATCTCGTAGACCACCGCCTTGTGTATTATTTACTCCGAAGAAATCTGCGTAGATACCACCATTAGATATTGTTCCCTTTAAGTGTATATTAGTTGATGGAATTGACATATTTATTTACCTCTTATTTTACCTATTCTTTCACGTTCAGCTTTCTTTGCGTGTGGTAATAGTTTCTTTGTTAGTTTCGCGATCGCTGCTTTCTTTTTATCTAATTTCTTAGCTACCTGTACTTTTTGTGATATAGTCATTTGACTTAATGGTACACCACCAGATAGTTTCATTGCGATCTTTCCTCGTGCCATCATACCTGCTTTCTTTAACATATCAGCAGGTGATTTAACTCTCATTCTCTTCTTAGCAACTGCTCTTGCTCTTTTCTTTGCTGTTCGTTTAGCAACACGACCGCGTGCAAGTCTCTGTTGCATATTTAAAGCTTCTTGCATTTCAATATAATCTTTAAATTTTTCCATTGTACTATTATTTATGTCTTCTCTGACCGATGAATCCATACCTCTCTTAACAGCTGCAACCCACTCTATAGCTGAAGTATTTAATTTTTTTGACCATGTTGTTAACTTACCTGCAACACTAATATCAATCGAACTACCATTATTTTCTATTTCATGAAAGTCTCTTCTCATCTTTTTTTGTAACATCTTTTTGACAGTCTGTGCTGCTTTATGTGATTTTTCTACAATTCTTGGAGGTATACTTCTGTCTCTCTCATTATTTCTTTGTAAGGCTACATCTAAGTCTGTCTGTATAAATATACATTTAACATCATACCCGACTTCTGTTAGTTCTCTCCAAATTTTAAATGTCTTACCTTGATCACCTGATGTTGAGTCTACTATGATACCCATTCTAGCATTAATTAATGACTTATATCTTTTATCAGTCAAACCTTTAGCAGCCATTCTAGCAGCATCTCTTTCTTCTGTTTCATTCTCCGGCATCTTTAAAGATAAACCTTTCTTCTTCATTAACAATTCAAAAAAAGAATCTGAATTGACAACAACTAACCCTAATGTTTTAAGTCCCAATTTCTTTGCAACAAAAGACTTACCACTACCAGGTCCACCAGCTAATATAATAGCTTTAAATAATCCCGGATCATTGACACCTTCGTCAAGATCAAGTACTAAGTCTTCTTCTTTGTAATTAAGAATCGATTCCATATTTCTTTTTAGCCATATTCATAGCTACTCCATGCATGATAGCATCAGCTTCATCACCATATCTTTGTACAAAATCATCTCTTTCTTTTTTCAATTCTTTGTACATCTTTTCTTTGTATAGTAATACTTCTTTAGGTAAGTCTTCTGCTTCTTTTATTTTTTTAACATAATCAACTACTGTCTGTCCTGGTGTAACTTTTTGAGCATGAGCTCTACCTTCATCTGTACCCCATTCTCCGTTATATACTTCATACATAAAATCAGGAAACTCTTCACGAATACCCATACCTTTCTGTACTGCTTTATATAATTGTTTACCTAGTTTATATCCGTTAGGTAAAGCATCTAAAAATTCTTTTTCTTGACTCATAGATACGAACTGTCTCATCTTAGAAGCTGACATACCAACATCACCTGCCGCGTCTGGATCTCTTTCACCAGCTGATATTATATCTATCTTATCAAATTTATAGTAACCGTGTTTAGCTTTGACACCATTATATTTCTTTAATAATGAATCAAATTCTCTTATTCTATCTGAACCGACTACCATTTGAACTTCTCTATACCCTTTATTGTATAGATCAGCAGACACATCAAATACATTTCTTGCAATTGAATTTGATACATTAACACCTCGAGGTAACATAGGGTTCATGAACTTTCTTTTTTGAGCAGCGGTTAAAGGATTCTTCTTCTTATCTGATGATTGAGATGTAAAAATCAATACATCTGAACCTTTAGATACTGACTTCATTTTAGCAGCGAGTTTCATGTGTCCAACTGTTGGTGGATTAAATCGACCAAAAGTAAAAGTCACACCTTTATCTTTTGCTTCTGTTATTGTTTTAAATGTTTTCATCTTCTTTCTATTTTTAAAACTAAATTAGTCTTTCCTCTTATAACTCTATGATACATATCTTTTGGTATCATAAACTTTCTTTCTTCTTTCAATTCTATTGGTAAACTACCATTGAACTGAAACTGCCAACCCTCTCCTTCAAGTACTGTAACTTCTCTATCCTCTTTATCTCTATGCCAAACAAGTTCATCACTCTTGACATTAGAATAGAATGTTCTTAGATCACCATCATCTTCGTATGGTTTACCAGAAATAATTTCCACCACCCTTTAATCCTAATGCATCCGCATATGATGGGAGCCTACAACTCCAATATCTAGCTGATAACTTATCATTAGCTGTATCACAATTATGTCTATCAGCAAATGCCTTTCTTGCTTTCGGATCTGTCAATTTAACTGATAAATTAGCACCACCGTCTTTAGCTCCGAATGTAACCTTTTTAACTTTATCACCGTCTTTTACATAAACATAAAACTTCTTTGGACCACCTTTCTTAGGTTTACCAATTGGTTTGTCTGGTTCTTCTGTTACTTCAACCATTGGACTATCTAAAGGAACATGTTTTCCTTCATACTTACCGTAGTCAATATGTTCTAGAAATGTGTTCATTTTTTGGCTTTACCTTTGATTTTGTTTTTTCTTGCTTTTGCAGCTGCTACTTTAGCAGGGTTATCACTAAACTTAACACTAGTCTTAAACTGTTTCTTTGATACACTTCCGTCTGAACCCATTTTCTCACCAGAACCTCTCTTAATTCTTTCTCTCTTCTTTCTGATGTTATCCCATAAACTTTCTGTTTCGACTTCTTCTGCTTGTTTTATTTGATCAGCAGTTGGAGCTCCTTTGTCTCCTTTCTTTCTCATTTTTTCACCAGAACCAGATTTGATTCTTGCTCTTTTCTTTCTGATGTTATCCCATAGACCTTCATCTTGTTCTAAATCATTATCAAGTTTTAAGAATAACTTACCAGCTGCTTGTTCTTTATCTGTTACTGACATACCAACAGTTTTAGCTACTTGATTAATATATCCTAGACCATCTTTAGTACTTCTTCTATATTTCTTACCCATTTCTGATTTAATTTTCTTTGAAACAATATCTAATACTTGATCTATTGTAGTGACAAGTTTACCTTCGTTAAATGATTCGTTTGTTTGTTTAATTGAATCTATCTCATTCTTTTCGTCTTCTACTTCTTTTTTATGTTTTGCTTTCAAGTCAGCTAATTCTTTTGCTCTGTCTACCGCATCTTCTGTCTTATACTTACCAGACTTCTTTTTAGAAATAGCTATTGCGGCTTGTTGTGCTGGTGAAACTGCTTCACCTCTCACCTTAGCAGCTAAGTCACTATCGGCTTTACCCCAGGTCCCTTTACCTTTTGTGATAAATGAGTTGACTCTTGCATGTCCCCATTGTACAGCTGTCGTACCGGGTCTATGACCTGTTTGCCATGCTTTGACACCTCTTTTAAATACTTGTTTTAATATTCCTACAGATATACCTGACTTCTTAGATTTATCATTTAATGACTTATCTGGATTACTTTCACCAAACATCTTTTTATATTTAATTGTATGTTTACTTGGTTTAGTTTTTACATCATCATCACCCGGAGCAGGTTTAGTACTGCCCTTAGTAAAGTGTTTTGCACGGGCTTCCTTATCGTCTTTACTCAATCCTTTAAAGTACTTCTTAGGTTGTGAACCCGGTTCGTCTTTTACTGTTGGATCTTGAGGTTGTTTTCTTTCTTTCATACTACTATTTATCCCAATTTTTAGCTACAGTAAAGTTATTAAAACTGAATTCCATCTTGTCTACAATTTTAACTGCTTCACCTGATTTATCTATAGCAACATACCCTTCTGGTGCTACTACTTTTAGTCCCTTATCTGTTTTAATAAAAGTCTTTGCTAGTCCTTTTGCTGAGTCCATCTTTTTTACTATCATCAGCTTTGCTTCTATTAAAAATCTCATGAAGTCTACTACATTCTCTAGTGTCTTTAGTGAACCTTTGATTACTCTTAAATGTTCTCTTAGTTTAGATTTTTGTACTGGACTGTCTGATTTATTCTTCATCCACCAATTAGTAAAGTGTGCTTGATATAACTTTACAGCTTCTTTACCTTTTGGTAATGTTTTACCTGATCTTGTATATGTGTTTAGATATGTTTTGAATCCCGCACCAACAGCAGATGACCCTAGACTATCTTGCCATTTTAAAAACTTATTGAACTTACCTGAATTAATTCTTTGAAATTGTTTTCCAGCTGACGATAGTAACTTAGTTACTTGAACTGTTTCTTTTGCTGTAAATGTTGCCTGACCTGATACATCTCTATATGTTGCATCATCTTGCCATACACTAGATGATGTCTTAGGTATTGTTGCTCCGAAAGATGCTTTTAAGTCATCTATAGTATTTCCTTTATATGTTGTGTGCCATACTATACCTACTTTAGCTTTCTTTATTTCTCTACCAATCTCTGAATCAGATTCAACAGCGTATAATATCGTATTGGGTTGAAATGTAATATGTTTAACATCATTGATAGTTTCTGTAGATGTATCGTCTGTAAACATCAAGTCACCTTGAAGTATCTCTGTCATACCTAATTTACTAAATTCATCTAGACAAACTTTCATCTTCTTATTTAACTCACCATCAGTATCAGCATCTATATCTTCATAAGTGTGATAATAGGGTTTAGGGTCTTGATTCTTTCTAAACAAAGCTTTCTTAGCTACAAAGAATTTACCTGTTTCGGGATGAGGTCCAGCAAAGACTGCAGGAGCTCCGTCCCACTTAACTGTTACATTGAGTTTACTCTTTGAACCACCTTGAAACATATCTCTTAATGATTGTAAAAACTGTATCGCTCCTCGACCACCAGCAATACCAAAGTTCAATATCTCATCTTCTAGATGTTCTAGATGTAAATTCTTACCTGCTGCTTCTGATAAATATTCCATTATTCTCTACCCATTTAAAGGTCTACTTAATTCTTCCCAACTTGTTTCATAGTCACTATCGCCTTCAACATATCCCATTACACCTAATTTCTCATACTCAGGTATTATTTCTTCTCTGAGTAACCCGATCTTTTTTAAGTTAGGCATGATTCTACTAAACAATGTGTCTTGAAATTGTGTTTGAAATATATGTTCTTTCTGATATGCTTCGGTATATTCTATATCCATACCATATTTTTCCCACACATCATACGCTTTGAGTCTGTTTCTACTAACTGTACATGCTTCTAAGGCAAACTTTGCTCTATCTATTTGATCTTCTTCACTTAATGTTTGTACATAGTCTGTTAGATAATTGATACCAAATGTCACATGTCTCGCTTCATCTCTGATAATATATTCTAACATCTGTTTATATACAGGATCACTAGTCGCTTGTTTCGCTGCATTGAATGCTGCTAATGCTAGACCTTCAATTACAACTTGCATTCCTATGAACTTAAGATCCCATCTAGGATCCGTGAGTATCTTATCTAACAATCCTTTCAATGCTCTACCGATCGGCCAACTTCTTTTTAATCTTGTTTGTAAGTATTTATTAAAAGCTTCTACATGTCTTGCTTCATCAAAAGTCTGACTAGCAGCATATAGTTTAGCGTTAAAGGTGGGAGCACAA